CGTATATCGGGTTCAAGTTCAAAGTACGCTTTCATAATGTCAACTTCTAATTCAGTCCCGCCCCGTTGCCGTACAAAGTCGTCAAGGCTGAAAGTTGGTGCTTGTATGTACATAGGTTCTGTACCGTTCCGCAGCCAGTCTTCATTCAGGTTGAAAGCCATGCAGAGAGCCTTTATTGTGGGGTCCGTAACAGTAGCCCCGGACTTTTCAAAAGTGCTAACGCTGGTTTGCTTCATTCCTAATTGTGTAGCAAATTCAGTTTGACTAAGGTGCAAAACATTTTTCCTGAAATCCTTAATCCGTTCATTGATATTCAATTTTCTTCACCCCCTTTCTTTGATGTAAGTTAATGATAACGTGCTACGTTAAAAAAGTCAATAGAAATATCAAAAAACCTATTGACAAATAACGTAGCACGTTATATTATATGAGTAAATCAACGTAGCACGATATATAAAAATCAATCTACATTAAAAATCGGAGGTAAAGCCCTATGATGAAAATTGAATTTGAAGCACTTGCAGGATATGAAGTAAGCGTATCAGACTATGACAATATCATTGAACCTATGTACATGGCTACAAACTTAAACAAAGCGGAGTTTGTGAAGGTTATCTGCAAAGAAAGATTTGCACTGAAAAGCCGGGAAGAGCTTATTCAGGAAATGAAGGGGATTGCGGAACACTTAAAGCAGACCTGCGAACACTTCACGGACTATGAAGCGGAAGAAAAGCTGAAAGAGCTTGCGGAAGAATACAAAGAGCGGTTCGGACCCTACAAGGGCGGCTTCTTCCTGAATACAAGACACACGCTGGAACATTTGGGAGAGTGCCGGGGCTGTAGTTATCCGGCTGAACTTGAAGTATTTGACGGGAAATATCACACGACAGAGAAAATCAAAATCGCATAAAGGACCGGGAGCCACACGGGGCAGCAGGTGAAGACCTGCGGGGCGGGTCCGATTCCCGCCCGGTTCAATCAGGGGCAAGCCAGACCCCTAAAAATAAAGCACTGTCAAACGGGCAGCGGTTACACCAGCTAAAAAGTGTATAGTCGGACAACAAGTTTTCCAGGCAGGCGGCTTTTTAAGGTGAAAAGCGGCAGCGGCGGTGCGGAAAGGAACGTACAGAAATGAACAGCTTCAAGAAAGCATTTATCAGAACGGCGACAAAGTACGCTGAATACGTTGAATTGAAGATAAAGGCGGCGACAGAGATTAAAACAACGCCACAGAAAGCGGACAATCCAAAACGTGGGATGGTGTACGCCGGAAACACTGAACCGACAGTATCAGAGCAACTTTGCGAAGAGATACGGACATTAAATGCGGTTGCGGCAGCAGTCGGGAAAATGGAAGAAGCGAAAGTGACAGAAATTGACCTGACAGAAGCAGAGCTGGAAGAAATCACGCTGACACCCGAACAGGAAGAGGAATTGAAGAAAAAACTTCTTTTCGCAATAAATCAGGACACAGAAACCGGGCAGGTGGAAATCTGCCCCATGAATGAAAAGAACTGTATCATATTACACGGGGCAGAGGAAATGAAGTGGTTTATAAACCGCCTGCGGGAAGCTATTCAATAGTTGCATAACAGGATAGCGAAAAGGGAAGGAGGGAAGACGGATGGCAGAGGATAAGAGAACAGAAACCATGATTGCACAGGAAGACGGCAAGGAAGCTGCGGAGGTTATGGGCTTCATGGAAATGCTGGATAATCACGAAAAGCGGGAATTTCTTGCCTTTATTCAGGGCGCAAAGTTCGTGAAAAGTCTGCCTGCCGGGGCAATCAGAACAGCATAACACGCCCGCCCCGGCTGCGGGCGTGAGAAAGGAAAAGAACATGAATAAAACAAAATGGGCTGCGGTTATTGCAGGGACATTGTTTCTTTGCGTTGCGGCTTATGCGGCTGGAAGCTATGCAAAAGAAAAGCTGATAGAAGAAGCGGTGCGGGAAATGAAGCGGCAGCAGGAGCCGCAGGAAAGCCGGGAAATGACGCAGGAACCGCAGACAGGCTATATCCTGATACACACGACGGACGGGGAAACATGGGGCTTCTACGGTGATATGAAAATCATATCAGACGGAGCGGACGGCGGGGACATTGATATTGATATGTCAGGCTGGCTTGTCGGGTCAACGCATGATTGCTATAACCCGGACCCGGAGGAATGACGCAGGAGGTGGCGCACATGAAAGAAGGGATTGCGGCAGCAGGCGTTCAGGTGGAAGGAACTTTCAACGTGCAGCGGTTCTTTGAAACGCTGGCAATGATTCTTTCTCGGAAAGAAAACCTGTCAATCAAAGTGACGGTGCATGAAGAAGGAGAACAGCAGCCGGAAAAGGCGGCTGTATAAATAAATCATACCAGATACAAGGAGGAAAAGAAGAATGTCAAAAATGACAGCAGAACAGGAAAAGGGCATTTTCAAAGCGGCGGTTGTCGTGAATGATGAAGCCGGGCTTCCCAACTACATGACAATGTTTTACATGGAGCCGGGAACCTACAAGGAAGAGGACGTGCCGGAAGTGTTCAAGGTAAACGGGGAGATTATGGCGGCTATTCTCATTTCACAGTATACAAATACCGTAATTAACGGAATACCCGTTTCCCTGCCGTATCAGAAGCCCGTTGAAAGCATGGGTCATGATGAATCGGCGGCAGCTTGCCGGAGAAAAGGACCCGGCTGGCACTTAATGACAAATGCTGAATGGGTATACCTGATGAAAGACGCAGCGGCAGCAGGGCATATTATCAGCGGTAACACGGACTACGGGAAAAACGCTGATAACCCGGAGGAAAAGGGCTATTGTTACGACGGCTACACGGTTTTGACTGGGACAGAACCGCTTGCATGGAGCCACGACGGAACGCCGGGCGGCGTGTTCGGACTTTGTGGGAACTTCTGGGAGCGTGTAGCGGGCTTGCGCCTGCATAAAGGCGTAATTGAGTATATCCCGGACAATAACGCAGCAGCAGAGGACTTCAAGCCGCAGGACCCGGCGTGGGTAGTTGCACGGACAGAGGAACCGGGGGAAGAAGGGCTTCCGTTCGGAAAGCCGCTGTATCTTGACGCACAGTGCGGAAAAGTAGTGCTGACAGACGGGCAGATTGCCGGGGGCTGGAACGGTTGCCATATGCGGGAATTGCAGCTTGCCGGGAGCCTGAAAGAAGTCCCGGACATTGTACATAGACTGGGAATATTGCCGCAGGACTGGCAGCAGGAGAAAGCGGGGATATGGGCTGACAGTGAGCTTGAAGAAGCCGTGCCTTTCCGGGGTTCGGGCTTCGGCAACACTTCCTACGGTGGGGTGGCGGCGTTGAGCTTGCACGACGCCCGCTCTTACGTCAGCGGCAGTGTGTCCTTCCGTTCCGCTTTATACCTGAAAGACTGGAAACTGGTAACTGACTTACTGGGGCGGGCGTGACAACGCCCGCAGGAAAAGGACATAACAAAAAGCCTTTGAAGAAGTGCCGCAAACACATTCAACAAAGGCTTTTCGCTAACATTTTTAATAAATCAAGTCATGTTTATTATACCATGTTGGCGGTGTAAAAGCAAGCAAAAATCAACGGGAAAACCGTTGAAAATGCCGGGTTTTTATCCCGGAAAACGGGCTTGTATGGGGTATTAACATTCCTACGAATAGTATATATATACTTGCGTAATATAGATATAACTATATACTTGCGTAAGATAATATATATTATATACTTGCGTAATACATGGATAATAAGCAGGAGGGAAGGAGAGGGGGGGAGAGTCCCCGCCCGGAACATACCCACGCCACACAGGTATAAGGACAGCAAAGGAAGGTGTGGTTGCATTGGGTAAAGTGTTCATGAGGGAGAAGAAGGTGGACTGCGGGCAGTACCGGGAAGCAGATATAATTCCCCGGACAGAAAAGGCAGATAAGACGGCAAAGGGGAAGAGGGGGAAGCGTAAGAAGGTAACAGAACCGAAGCAAAAGGACCTGAACGAAAAGAACGCTAAAAGGTATCTTGTGCAGTTAGGGAATGGCAATTTTGGTATAGGTGATTTACACGTTTCCTGTACATACGATAAAGACCACTTGCCGGGCAGCATAGAGGAAGCGGAAAAGATAGTGAATAACTACTTGCGCCGGATAGCGTACAGGCGGGGGAAGTTAGGGCTGGACCCGCTGAAATATATCCTTGTGACAGAATATAAATTCGACAAGGCAGGGCAGATGATAAAGCGGGTTCACCATCACATTATCATGAACGGCGGTTTGTCCCGTGATGATGTAGAACTGATGTGGACGGCTGACCGCATTAACTGGAATAAGGCGCAGGACTTACAGTATAGAGCGAACATAAAGCAGATGGGGTGGGTCAATGCTGACCGCATACAGACGAACGAAAACGGCATTGAAGCCCTCTGCAAGTACATAGTAAAGGACCCGCAGGGAAAGAAGCGGTGGAGTAGTAGCAGAAACCTTGTGCGCCCGGTAGAGCTTCCGAACGCTGATTATAAATACACAAAAAAGCAGATAGAGAAGCTGGCGAAGTCTAACGATTGCGGGAAAGAGTTCTTCAAGAAACAATTCCCGAATTATGAAATTGTAAGCATTGAACCTGTCTACTACGAAGAAACAGGCTGGCATATTTACTTGAAAATGTGGAAGAAGCCGGATAAAAAGCAGGGCAAGAAAAAGGGAGGGAAAAAGAAGTGATTCTTGAAGAGTTCATGAAAGGAGCCGTCCCCAGTGAAAGGCTGATTATTGAAGATAGCACAGGGGAGCTTTACAGGGGTTTTGTAGCCTGTCTGGAATATGACAAAAAGATTGACAGGAGCCGGGAAGTAAAACGGCATGGATTGTCAACGGAAATATACAGGAGAGAAGAAAAGAAGGTAGGAGCTGCAAAGTATACGACGGACGGAGAGGAAGTACCCGTTGAAGGTATCAGCAGATTTTCTTTTTCTGACCTGATTATGAAAATATATACAAAGGTTGTGCTGGAGGGATAGAAAATGCTATACGGGGAATTAAAAAGCGCATATCCGATATATGACAGGCTTGACCCGGATATGAAAAAGGCGGCTTCTGAAATAGCTGCAAAATACCCGTACTGTACAGAACACGTTGCGGAAGTAATTGTGAAAAACGGGTTCGACAGAGAGGAAGCAGAAAAGCAGATAGAGCGGGAGCTGGTTCTGGGGAAAGCGGGATTTTAAGACAGAGTTTGAAGAAAGGAGCTAAAAAGAATGAAATACAAGTATTACAGTTTAGAACGCCCGGTAATGCCGGGGACATATCCGAAACCGAAAAACAATCCGGCAATGCTGATTCACAATTTCAATAGCCGGGAATATGTGCCGGAAATCGGAAGAATAGCATGGGGATATATCGAATATGACAAGCCGCTTGAAAACAAAGATATTGACGGGTACGAGCTTATGCCTGCCGCTTTCTTTTCATGACGGATAGGAGGGAAGGAAAGATGGCTGAAAAACAGAGGTTGTCCGAATCGGACACAATCATATTGTCTTTGCATGACCGCTGGTGGGGAAAGGTTCTTGCAGGTGAAAAGCCGCTTGAAATCAGGAAGACACGCCCAGCCGGGAAGGGTCCGTACAGGGTTCTTGTATATGTGACCGGGACCGGGGAAATAAAGGGGGAATTTGTTTGCAAAGATTTTTTGAAAATACCGACTATCCCGGAAATAAAGGACAGGGAAGTACAGAAGGGAAGCTGCCTGACCGGGCAGCAGTTGAAAGAGTACGCAGGAGAGAGCGGAAAGCCCTTGTGGGGCTGGTATGTGTCGCAGGCGAAAGAATACTACACGCCACACCCGTTGAGCCTGTACGGGCTGAAAAGACCGCCGCAGTCATGGCAGTATTACAGAGGGGAAGACGTGCCGGACATTATGACAATCAATCAGGTTGCTAATATCTGCGGTCATTTCTTCAATGCGGAACTTGACCCGGACAGTGAGTTTTCCCCGAATAACGGATATAACTGCCGGAACCCGAAAAACGAAACAAAAGAAAACGGGATAGGTTGTTGTTATCAATGGAGCTGCCCACTTGAAAATGTCATTCCCGCTGATGAAGAGGACTGCGAGAAGTACGGGCTGGACTATGAAGACGGCGAATTTATACTTGTCTACAAGGGAAAGCAATAATATGTTTTTCTGCGAAAAAGAAAAAAGGTGGTGCAGCGTCTGGAGCTGCGAAAGAAGCAAATGTGTATTTTCGGGAATGGAGGAAGCAGCGGGAATGTATAAACACGTCAACGGGGTATACACAAATGACGATTTGAGCGTATCAAAGACAGTGCGGCTTTACCCGGAAACGCTGGAAGTAATAGAAGGGTACAGGGGGAAGAACTTCACGGAAAAGCTGCGGAACCTTGTACATGATTTTGCAAGACAAAATCAGGAATTTGTAAGACAGAAAGAAGGTGAAAAAGGTTGTGGAGATATGAACCGAACACGTTTTTAAATGCGGACTGCCTGCCCGTCATGCGGGAAATACCAGATAAATTTTTTCAACTTGCGATAGTTGACCCGCCATATGGAATAGGCAACGACGGACAGAAAAAGAAGGTGTGCAGCAATCCGAAACAAAGCAGGAAGGAACACGAACAGAAGGACTGGGACAGTAAAGGCATACCGGGGGCAGAATACTTCCGGGAGCTTGAAAGAATATCAGTAAATCAGATTATCTGGGGCGGCAATTATTTTGTGAAGCACTTAAAAGCAGGGCATAAAGGCTGGATAATCTGGGATAAAGGGCAGCGGGGCTTGTCAATGTCAGATTGTGAAATTGCCTACACGTCGTTTGACTGCCCGACAAGGATTGTCACAATGAACCGGGTCGAACTTCTGAAAGAAGGAACAATTCACCCGACACAGAAGCCAGCGAAGCTGTATGAATGGATATTGACAAATGGCTATGCAAAGCGGGGCGACAGGATAATTGACACACACGCCGGAAGCGGTTCTTGCCCAGTTGCGTGTCAACGCCTGCGGTTTGAATGGTATGCGATAGAGATTGATAAGGGATATTACACGGACGCAGACAAGCGTATACAGGCAGAGAAAGCGCAGCTTTCATTGTTTGACTTAATCTGACAGAAGGGAAGGAAAATGCAAAGTAAATTATGTTACATATGCAGCCCGTACAGGGGCGATATTAAAAGAAATACGGAGTATGCAAGGGAACTGACCCGGATTGCGTTAGACTGCGGATATACGCCGATAACGCCGCACTTGTATTTGACGCAGGTACTAAACGAAGAGGACCCGGAACAAAGGGAAAAGGGAATGGCAGCAGGCGCAGAGCTTTTAAAGCATTGCAGATATATCATTATCGGCAGCAGGTACGGGCTTTCAGAAGGTATGCTTGCGGAAATACAGATTGCACTGGAAGAGGGCATAACGGAGCTTGCACAGGAGAAAGGCGGGCTTGTGGAAGTGTACGGAGGGCAGCAGGCATGACAAGAGAACAGGCAGCGGACAAACTGAAAAAGCTGAAAGCCCTTGCAGAACAGGGCGTGGGCGGTGAAAGACGGGACGCACGGCGGCTGTATGAAAAGCTGAAAAGCAAATACGGGATAAGTGAAGAGGAATTGCAGCAGGAGCAGCAGAACCAGCAGGAAAAGCCGTTTGACGGGGACACTCTCTTTCAGGCGGCGACGGCAGCAACAATGCTGAAAGCAGAGCAGGAAGAGTGCGACGCTTGCCCCGGTCATTACGGGCAGGAAGAGTGCGAAAGCTGCGGGACATATGAGAACATACAAAGACTTTGCTTGCAGCTTGAAAAGCTGTCAAGGCAGAGGAAAGGGAAGGGGCAGCAGGCATGACAAAAGAACAGGCAGCGGACAAACTGAAAAAGCTGAAAGCCCTTGCAGAGCGGGGCGTGGGCGGTGAACGTGAAAGCGCATTGAAGCTGTATCACAAATTGTTGGAGAAATACCAGATTGACGAAGGGGAGATATTAGAAGAGCGTGTAACGCTTCACTGGTTCAGCTACAAAACGGAACTTGAAGAAGATTTGCTGACACAGATTTTCTATAAAGTCACGGGAAGCCCTTCATATCACCATTACACGGGGAATTATAGCCGGAGGAAGAAGCGGGGCTGTAATTGTACGGAGATTGAAGCGGTGGAAATCAAAATGCTTTTCGACTTCTACAGGCAGGAGCTAAAGCGGGAGCTGGAAGCGTTCTTGATTGCCTTTAAACAGGGAAATAACCTGTACCCGGATAAAAACGCCCGTTGTTATCAGGAATACGACGGACCAGACAGAGAGCTGGAAGGGGAAGAACTGCGGAAGTATAAAAAGGCGGCATGGTTCCGGCAGGTATTAGATAAAAGAACGCCACCACGGGCATTGATAGGAGAAACGGGGGAAGAAGAGGAATGAAGCAGGAAGAAACAATGCAGGTATTCAGGGGCTATTTCAATTACATAAACAGACCGGGGGCAGATGACCTTCTGCAATGGATGGACACAAACGGCTTCTTTGAAGCCCCGGCAAGCAAGCGACACCACGGAGCGGAACCCGGAGGGCTTGCGAAACATTCAGTAAACGTGTTTAAACGGCTGATTATGTTAAATGCAGAAGAATCAGAAAGGCAGCAGTCTTTGAATTATGATTTAGAAACGGTTGCAGTATGCGGGCTTCTTCATGACCTATGCAAAATAGACGCATACAGGCTGACAGAGGGGCAGCAGGGAAAGCCGGAATATCAGCTTACAAAGAATTTCCCTGCCGGACACGGGGAAAAGTCCGTTATCCTGATTTTACAGTTCATGCACTTGACACAAGAAGAGATTCTGGCAATCAGGTGGCACATGGGGCAGTATGACTTTTACGCAAGGGGCGGCGGGTTCGATTTAGACAACGCTTTCCGGCAAAGTAAGCTGGCAGTCATGCTTCATCTTGCGGATATGATGGCGACGCACTTTGACGAACGGGAGGAAGCGAAAGAATGAAAAGAAGCGATTTAGAACAGTATCTGGGGAAAGTTGTCACAATAAAGCTATTTGACAACGACGTTATCACAGGGGAACTTCACAAAACAGGTGAAGAACGGTTCAGGAGTGACCCGAATTTGTACATACCGCAGAAGTGCTATTTCTTAATCAATCCCCAGTCATACCTGTTTAAGAGTTCGCACGTTAAAAAGCTGAAAGAAGGGAGATAGAGGAAATGAGCTATTACACAAGGCAGCAGAACCGCAGGAGAAGCGAAGCAACAGAGCAAGAAACACTGATACAGTGGTGCGGCTGGCAGCAAAGCAAATATCCTGAATTGAAATTGATTTATCATATCCCGAACGGCGGCAGCAGGAACACGCTGGAAGCGGCGAACCTAAAGCGACAGGGAGTGAAAGCAGGTGTGCCGGACTTGTGCTTGCCTGTAGCAAGAAACGGATTCCACGGGCTGTATATCGAAATGAAATACGGAAAGAACAAAACAACGGAGAACCAGAAGGAATGGCTGGAAGAGCTGACGGCGCAGGGGTATTTTACGGCGGTTTGTTACGGGGCAGAGGAAGCGGAAAGGATAATTGCACGGTATTTGCAGTTTCCGGGCTATCCTGCGATAGAGAACCGGGAAACACAAAAGGAGGGCTAAAACATGGGAATAGATATGCGGGGATTTAAGGTTGTTTATAAAGAGCGTGTATATAATGCGCTGAATATGTGCTGGAGGTGGGAAGAAAAACCGCCAGAGATTGAAGCAGAGGAAAAGGGAATTGCAAAGCCGAAATTTTTAACGGTTGTTACCCTGAACGAAGACGGGGAAGTGATTTTTCTGCATGATGAAGCCTGTATGTTTCAGTTTTTAAGAATCACAAATTAAAGGAGGGGCAGACGTGACAGAACAGACACTGGGGGAAGCAATTAAAATAAAAAGGCAAATAGACCACCTGCGGGAGAGGAAAGCAGAAGTTGAGAAAGTGCGGGCATGGTGTAAGGAAGGAAACGCAAGTTTCAAAATACAGACAACGGAAGCAGGGTTTTCAAGGGATGGCGTAACAATTTCAGGAGCGACGACAAAGCTGGTTCTGGACAAAGAACTTGAAGAAATAAAAAAAGAGCTTGAAGCGTTGCTGAATGAATTATCTGACCTGCATTGAAGGAGGAAAAGGAAGTGAACATACAGAAAGCGGCGGTCAAGGCTTCTAATAACGCCATGCGGGGCTATATCCCGCATAATGCCATAGTTTCACAGGGGGCGAAGATTGCCGCCCGGCAGCAGGCGCAGGAGAAGCCACAGAGGGGCAAGAAGGGCAGGAAACGGGAAAGGCTTACAGAGATAAGCACAGGCAGCGGAAAACCTGTTTTAAAGCAGAATGCGGGCGTTGTACGGGCAGCGAAGAAATTGTTTGAGTATGAGGAAACAGGGCTTGCCCCGTATGAAGTCCGGGCATTGATAGAGAGGGAAAGGGCATTGACAGAAAAGGTGAAGAAAATGCAGGACTGGTGAAAGAAGGTGCGGGCATGGACCGTGAAAAATGTATTATCTGCGGAAAGACGCTGGCGGAGGAAGGGCGGGGGATATGCGCTGACTGTCTGGCTGAAAAGTCGGACGAAGAAACCGCAGAGGAATTGCGGGATATAGCGGACGTGTTAAGTATTACGGCAGACACGGACACGAACATAAAAAAATCAATGGAAGCAATAATGCGTATTGCTTACAGGATAGACAGGAGGAAGGAAAAGTGAAGGTTGACAAAGAAAAGCCGCCGTATCTTCCGAAAGTTGCGCTTGTGCGGCTGCATACGGCAGGAAAAGAGGTAAAGGACTACCAGCAGGAGTTAAAGGGACAGGGCTTTACTTTCAATCAGTTTAAGCACATGAAGAAAGCTGATGAATTGTGGGACGGCTTAGAACTATGGGTAAGTATGTGGGACTATGACAATCACGAAATATGGCACTTATGGAACTGGAAGAAAGAAGATGATAAACGGGTAATGCTTGCTATGTATGAAGCAGAACAATATAACCCGTTTTGCGCTTATGAAGATGATTTTGAAGGCTTCAAGGCTGACTGGGAAGCGGGAACCTATGACCCCGGCTGTACTTATACATTCCCTATTCCTGCGGTAGAGGTTCTGGAGGTTGTACAGGAGGAAGAAGACAACAGAAACCATGAACGGGTACAGAAAGAAGTTATCCGGGCGAAAGAAGACGTTTTTCTAAAACGCCGGGCGACAAAGAAGAAAAAGAGATACGGGAAAAAGAAAAGAAGATAGGAGGGCGAAGGAAGTGGGAAAGAGAAAGAACAGACATTGCCAGAGTAAACAGGAAGTATTGCAGAGGGTCAGGCAGCAGAGGGCGGCAGAACAGCAGGAGAAGCGCAAGCCGATTCTGAAAAGACAGTTGCAGACAATCAACAGCATAAAACCTTCTATTGACCGGGCAAGGGCGCAAATGAGGGAGAAGAACAGGAGGGAAAGCAAAAGTGATATTGTTTGAAAAGGCGGTGGAAGCGTTTTTCTTCTTCATATCAGCGGTAGTTATTATTTTGCTGATAGGGGCAGCGGGGCTTGTGTTTATCATACTGCGGGAGGTTGCGTGGTATGTCAGAAAACAGAATGAAAAGAAGATGGAGGAAAAGAACAATGCAGATGGCAGCATTTAGCGCAAAGTGTCCGTATGAAATCGGGGACAGGGTTGTGGTAATTGAAGTGGCGGGAACGAATGAAAACGGGGTAATGTATACGCAGCGGGAAGGAGTAATAACGGATATTGCCTGTACTCATTACATAAAGACAGGGAAAATAATTTTTACATATGAGCTGAACGGGTCCGGGAAGTATGAAAGGATTATGACCATAAAGGAAGTCGGGCTGACTGTCTGAAAATCTGCATATCTTACGCAAGTATACAAAATAGACAAATATACTTGCGTAAGATTGTGCATTTTGCCTATTGAAAATATACTTGCGCAAGTATATAATAAAGACATAATCAAACAAGAAAACAAGCGGAGGTATAAAGGATATGACAAAGAAAGCATTGAAAGAGAAATACACAGAATGGAACAAAGGAATTTCAGCACTTGACGCACGGCAAAGTGAAATCTGGGAAGAGTTGCAGGAAATGAGCGCAACAAGAGGGGACGGGAATAGATGGTGCTGCATGGAAAAGTTAGTCGAAAGCTTGACCAAAGCAGGGCTGGTATATCAGGTAATGCAAAAAGTTTCTGAATACTACAAGATAGAGGGGCAAAAAGAAGCGTTAAAGAATTTAGCGATTGCAACAAACAACTTTGAAATTTAGAGCCGGGAGCCGCACGGGGCAGCAGGTGTGAAGACCTGCGGGGCGGGTCCGATTCCCGCCCGGCGCATTACTGGGAAAATAAAAAATCATACCAGATACAAGGAGGAAAGGCACATGAAGACAATTTCAATTATCAACCTGAAAGGCGGGGTTGCGAAGACAACTTCAAGCGTCAATATGGCGCATATCCTGAACGCCGTACACAAAAAGAAGGTTCTGCTGGTAGATAACGACAAGCAGGGGAACGCTTCAAAGTTCTTCAACCGCCACAGCTATGACAAAGCGGGCGTTGCGGAGGTAATGACGGACAAGGAAATTGACACAGCAGCAGTCATTCAGCATACAGACTATGAAGGGCTGGACATTATCACAGCAAATATGAATTTATCAAAGGCTAATCAAAAAGTGCTATTAGACCAAAGCTGTATACAACAGACCCGGTTCAAAAGAGCGTTGCGGCAGGTGGCGGGGCAATATGATTTCTGCATAATCGACAATGCACCGGATATTAACATTAGCACAATAAATGCACTAGCTGCTTCTGATGATGTGCTTGTGCCAATTACGATTGATGACTTTTCACTTGACGGGCTGGAAGAATTGACAGAACAAATTGAAAACGCACGGGAAAATTTAAACCCGGCATTGTGCTTCCGAGGGTGCTTCATTACGCAGTATGACAGACTGAACGAAGCAGACCAGCAGGGGGAACAATATCTGCAAATATGCAATAAATATCCGCTTTTTGATACACATATCAGACGAACGGCAAAAATGAAACCCAGTACGTTTGAGCGGAAGCCGATTTTGATTTATTCCAGCCGCTGCGGGGCGGCGCAGGACTATAAAAAGCTGGTTGAAGAATATCTGAAAATGTGACCGAATTGGACACAGAAAGGAAGGAAAAAGAGATGGCAAAAGCAAAATTCAACCTGACGGACTTATTGAACAGCCGTTCAAAGGAGCTGGAGGAAGTAAGCGGAGGGCAGCAGGAGAAAAGAGAAGCGGGGCAGCAGGACAACGCCCCGCAGCAGGCAGAGGAAAACACAGTTGTAAATATTGATGTACATGACCTTGTACCGTCGCAAGAAAATTTCTATCATGTAGACGACGAATTAAAGCGTTCTATTGAGCTTGTGGGCATATTGCAGCCGTTACTTGTAAGCCGCCCGGAAAACGGCAAATACAGAGTGATTGCGGGGCATAGAAGACGGCTTGCGGTGCTTTCCCTGTTAGAAGAGGGGAAAGAGGAAATGCGGTTTGTGCCTTGCGTCTTCAAAAAAGAGGACGTGAGGGACCGGCTGGCGTTGATTATGGCGAACCGCTTCCGGGATAAGACAGACTGGGAAAAGATGATGGAAGCAATTCAGGCAGAGGAACTGGCAAAAGAGCTGAAAAAGGAATACAGCCTGAACGGAAGGACCCGTGAAGTCCTTGCAGAGATAACAGGGACGACGGAAGCGCAACTGGGGCGGTATAAGTCTATTTACAACAATCTTTCTGCCCGCCTGATGAAATACTTTAAAGATAGTGTTATCAATGTTTCTGTAGCGGTTGAGTTGTGCGGCATGAGCGCAGCGGGGCAGGAGGAAGCGGCAGACAGGGCGGAGGAAGTAGGGACGCTTTCATTGACGGAAGCAAGGGAAATGAAGCAGAGGGAGGAAACTGGAAAGGATATGCCGGGGCAAATGAGCTTCACAGAAGACATTTTGCCGGGCGAAACGGGCGAAGGCGAAGAAGAACACGCAGAAGAGGAAGAAACGCCCACAGAGGGCGCAGGAGAAGCCACAGAGGGGCAGCGGGAAGACTTCATGAACCAGTCGGAGGAATACGAAGACCCGCAGCCGGAAAATATCACTTCTCTTTGCTATTCCTGCGAGAATTACGAAACGTGCCACGAAAAGAAAAGCACGGTCACTTCCTGCAATGCCTATGTGAACCGGGAGGAAGCCCGCAAGACAGATGAACAGCGGTACGACGAACAGCAAGCAGCACTTGACCGGGAAACGGCAAGAAAGCTGAAAGAACAACAGCAGGAAGAAAAAATGCAGCAGTTACCGAGTGAAGCGGAAAAGAAGGTGCATGAAATCACGCTGGCGGCTTCAAAGTATAATGAAATCGCAAATGAAACGCTGACATTCTATCTGTTAAAGAATGACGGGTACAGGGTAGGAGATACAGCAGTAATGCAGGAGTACACGGCAGGAAGAATGACAGGGCGGGAGATTGTAACAGAAATAACGTATGTATGGGAAGACTGGACGGGGCTTGAAGATGATTATTGCATTATCGGTTTTTCGGTTCAGGAATTAAGACGCAGGGAGGATAAAGCGGATGGGGATAATTGAAGACTTGCAGCAGGCGAAAAGGAAAGTGCAGGGGAGCGGGACGGAAAACGCAAAATTCCTTGTAAACCACAGGACGTATGAAGCACTTTGCAGAAAGGGCGTTGATAAGTCAATGCTGATTATATCAGATATTCCGAAAGACGGCGATTGCGTGATGGTGAAGGAAACGCCGGGAATACATGAAACGGCTTTATCAGTCACGCCGGAAGCGAAGAAGCCGGAAGCGAAGAAGGGGTGGGAGCCGATAGAGAAGAAGCGGAGCTTCCGGGCGACGAAAAAGAAATACAGATACAAAAAGCGGAAAAAGTGAGGTTTGAAAGAAGTGGGATTGATTGCGGATATTGCGGAGGTTATGGAAAACATGAAAGAAAACGGAGAGAGGGCAACGCCGGAAACGGTGCTTGCCCTTGCCGTGTGGAGAGAAGGAGGTAAAAGGGATGGCAAAGACCATGAACAAAAACAAAGTTCTGAAATTGCTTGAATTGTTCCCGGAGATTGACGGGGAAATCAAGTCAAGACGCAGCTTTATTTCAGACTTAGAACAATATTACAATCCGATTCAGGGGGGAGGCTATAGCGACACAACAAAGGGAAAATATGCAAATTCTGACCCCACAGAACGGCTTGCATTAAATATCCCGGATTATGTGCGGGGAGATATTCAGCGTTACCAGCGGGAAATAGAGGAATTGCAGAAAGTAAAGGTTGAAATCCTGAAAGAAGTGTCCCGGCTGACAATGAAGCAAAAAAATGTTGTTTTCGGGTATTATTTTCACGGCATGAAGTGGGAACAGGTAGCGGAGCGGACGCACTACAGCGAAAGACAGTGTAAAAATATCCGGGACGGAGCGGTGGAACGTCTTCTGAAAGGTTTTGAAAACAATCGCATACTTTCTGAATACGAAATAAAGGAATGAAGGATTGCCCGGCATTGCACGGAAAAAGCTGGTATAATAAGGCGAAAGAAACAGGGCTTCAAAATGCAGGAGAAGCAAGGCTGGCTTCATATTCCGGGAATTTTGAAACCCTGATTTTTTTATATTTCCGAAATCAGGGAGGGGCAGGACTGCGAAAACGAACGAAGGGAAGTGAAAGAGGGCATGGGAAGAAAGAGGAACCCGGAGCGGGACCAGAGCTTGCAGCGGTACATAGAAAGCGGCGGGAAAATGACGATTGAAGAGCTTGCGGCGGCAGCAGGCGTTCCAAAAGCCCGCATAAGCAAGTGGAAATCAGAGGATAAGTGGGAAGATAAGCTGAAAGAAGCCCCGAAGAAAAAGGGCGGGCAGAGGGGCAATAAAAACGCAGCAGGCAGGACCCCTAAAAAGGACGGCAATAAAAACGCCGTCACACACGGAGCCTTTGCACAAGCGGGAATTGAAGACATAGACCCGGAGAAAGCGGAGGAAATAAAAGCGGTAAAACCGGGCGGCAGCATAGAGAAAATGACGGAAGAGCTGCAAAGCCTGTTAGTGCGTAAAGCCTATTTAGAAGGGCTATTGCAGCAGTACACAGCCCCGGAAGCAGAGGGGGCTTTTTATGCTGATAAATTAGTGCATATGGCAGTACCGAAGACGCTTGAAGAGGTACAGGCAGCACAGGACAGCGGCATTGATACAGGGCAGGTGCAAGACCCGGAAGGGGGTACAGAGAAGCTAAAGACAGCAATGAAGACTATCATTAAGTCAAGCGCATTTGATAGGGCTATGAAGGTAGAAGCAGAGCTGAACCGCCTGCATGGGCGTATCATAAAGCAGATAGACAGTATCAAGTCATATGAGATGGAAGAAAGAAGATTGTCACTGGAAGAGCGGAAATATCAGCTTGCTAAACAAAAATTAACAGGTGAAATCATTGTTGATGATGAAACGGAAGAAATCATTGACGACTTGATGGACGGCGACTGAACGGGCGGTAGGTTCTTTCAGGCGTTTGGAAGCTATGCGGGTACGGCGACGCCCAGAACCTGCCTAGATACAAAATGAAAAAAACGGCTTCCGTTTCTGCCGGGAAATATTTAGAAAGGGGGTATGCAAAAATGAAGTTGTACACGTCGGCGGCGGTTGCACGGTATCTTGATATGACAGAAAGGAACGTGCGGACGCTGCGGGACAAAGGGATATTGACCGAATACAAGCCGGGGTTGTACGACTTGCAGACGGTGACAAAGCAGTATATAAATTTTCTGCGGAAGAAGAACCCGGAAGCGGAAGAAAAGGTGGACTACAACACGGAGCGGGCAAAGCTAGTGCGAGCAAAAAGGGAGAATCAGGAGCTGGAACTACAGTTGCGAAAGAATGAGCTTCACACGACAGAAGACATTGAAAAGATTGTGACAGATACGCTTGTAAATTTCAGGACACGTCTTCTGGCTATCCCTGCAAAATTAAGCCCGATTTTAGCAAAGAAGAAAGACCAGACGGAAATTTTTAAACTGATGAAAGCGGCGATTGATGAAACGCTGGAAGAATTATCTGACTTTGACAGAATAACGAAGGAGGGCGGGGAAAATGAGGGATAACACGGCGCAGCTTTTCCGCAGGTTATTCAAGGTACTACAGCCGCCGCCAGATTTGACGCTTTCTGAATGGGCTGACAAGTTCAGGCGGCTTGCTGCCGGGACGACTGCGGAACCGGGGCGGTGGAAGACTGCAAAAGCCCCGTATCAGCGGGAAATTATGGACGCAATCACGGACATATCAATAAAAAAAGTTGTGATTATGTCAGCGGCGCAGGTGGGAAAGACTGACGCAATGGTTTTAAATCCGATAGGATATTATATACATTATGACCCTTCCCCGATAATGGTTATACAGCCGACAATAGACATGGCAGAAAAATTTTCAAAAGAAAAGCTGTCCCCTATGCTGCGGAGTACGCCTGTACTTGCGGAGCGTGTAGACGATAAATCAAGAAGCAGCGGGAACACAATCACACACAAGATTTTTCCGGGCGGGTTCGTAACGATTGCAGGAGCGAACAGCCCCACGGGACTGCGGAGCCATACAGTCAGGATTCTTCTTGCTGATGAAATAGACGGATACCCGGCAAGTGCAGGGGCAGAGGGGGACCCACTTTTACTTGCAGCAAAAAGGCAGACTACCTACTGGAATAAAAAGCAGGTGGACATTTCAACGCCGACTATCAAGGGGGCTTCCCGGATAGAAATTGAATACGAGAACAGCAGCCGGGGAGAATGGAACACGCCCTGCCCGTGCTGCGGGGAATTGCAGCCGCTTGTATGGGGAAATGTTGATTATGATAAAAACGATTTATCAGAAATACGCTATGTTTGCGAAAAGTGCGGGGTTATATCCAGCGAAGCAGAGTGGAAAGAACACTTTGCAGAAGGAAAGTTCATACATGAGGACCCGGAAAACCCGGTCAAGGGATTCCACCTGAATACGCTTGCTTCTACTCTGACAACATGGAAAGAAGTTGTTGAAAAGTTCATTGAAGCAAACGAGGAAGTCAAAAAAGGAAATGTGCAGATGATGAAGGTATGGACAAATACCGAGATGGGGCAGACATGGGAGGAAGACGGGGAAAGCGTAGACGACGAAGAACTTTTGAGCCGCAGGGAATACTATAGTTGCGAAGTCCCGGAAGAAGTTCTGTATCTGACAGCGGGAGTTGATACGCAGGACGACAGGTTTGAAATTGAAGTTGTCGGGTGGGGTCCTGAATATGAAAGTTGGGGCATAAAGTACGCCGCAATATACGGGGACTTGCACGGGGACAGGATTTGGGAAGAGCTTGACACGTTTCTTGCGCAGACCTTCACGAAAGAAGACGGAACAAAGTTAAAAATTATATGTACCTGTATGGACGAACAGGGACACTTCACAAATGCGGTGCGGAAATTCTGCAAAGCAAGGTTCCACAGAAAAGTATTTGCTATCAGGGGTTCAAATAACAGCGCAGCGGCGTATATACAGAAGCCGAAAAAGGGAAACAGAGAAAAGGCATATGTATTTGAAATAGGAGTTGACACAGGAAAAAGCTGGCTTATGGATAGATTGAAACTTGAAAAGCCGGGTCCGGGGTACTGTCATTTTCCGTTAGAGCAGGGGAAGGGGTACAACGAAAAATATTTTAAAGGGCTGACTTCTGAAAAAAAGGTTCTGCGGTACAAAATGGGAAGACCATACTTTGCATGGGAGCTGAAGGACAAGGGGGAACACAAAAGGAATGAGCCGCTGGACTGCCGGAACTATGCGACGGCGGCAATCGAAATCACGCAGCTTCCGTTGAAGAAGCCGGAAGAAAAGAAAACGGCAGCAGCAGGAGCGGCGACAGTAAGAAGAAGAAAAAAGAGAAAAAGCAACGGAGGTATATTATAATGGCAGGAATTACACTTGAAGCAGCGAAAAAACATTTAGACGTATGGCTGGAAGCGGAAATGACGGTTGCGACAGGACAGAGCTATACAATCGGTTCCCGGACGCTGACACGGGCGAATCTAACGGAAATCAGGAACGCTATAGAGTATTGGAACGGGAAAGTTCAGAAGCTGGAGAACATACAGAGGAAGGGAGGAAGAAACAGGATAAAACGGGGAGTGATAAGGGACTTGTAAAATTGCCCGGTATTGCCCGCAATTTCCCCCGATTGCCCGAAATGCCGTTTTATTTCCTTTTTTTGCCCGGAAAAAGCTGATATTATATAAACTGGTAAGATTGAAAAAACAGCAAGAAAGCACTGGAAACAGTGCTTTTTTCATGCCATAAAACGGGAGAAGGTGAAGGATTGAACGGGATAGCAAGGGCAATAGACAGTGTAATTGCCACGGTTGCGCCGCAGACGGCGTTGAAAAGGACGGCTGCAAGACAGAAAATGCAGATTTTGAACAGCGGTTACAGCAATTACGGCGCAAACACAACAAAAAAATCCTTAATCGGGTGGAATTACGCAGGAGGTTCAGCCCGTGAGGATATAAACGACAATCTTTCTGTATTGCGGCAGCGTTCCCGTGATTTATACATGGGTGTACCGATTGCGACAGGTGCAGTAAAAACAATGCGCACAAATGTTGTCGGGCGGGGGCTGATGTTGAAACCAACGGTAGACGCAGAAGTGTTGAAGCTGACAGCGGCGCAGGCGCAGCAGTTAGAAAAAGAGATAACAAGGGAATGGGCATTGTGGGCAGAAAGCCCGGATTGCGACATGGCAAGGATAGATAATTTCTATGAGTTGCAGCAGTTAGCGTTTTTGAATTGGCTTGCTTCCGGGGACACGCTTGTATTGCTTCCGACAAAGAAGCGGAAGAACCAGCCCTATGATTTGCGGGTGCAGCTTGTAGAAGCTGACCGACTTTCAAGCCCGAATAATTTTGACACGTTCGACAATCAGATTGTCGGGGGCGTTGAGGTTGACAAAGACGGGGAGGTGGTAGCGTATCATTTTTCAAAACACCATCCCTTGTCATACGCAAATGAGCGCATGGAGTGGCAGAGGGTAGAAGCATACGGAGAAAAGACGGGAAGAAAGAACGTGCTGCATTTGATGTGTCGGGAGAGGATAGACCAGCGGCGGGGCGTTCCCTTCCTTGCCCCGGTCATAGAAGCGTTGAAGCAGTTAGGGCGGTACACGGACGCTGAATTGATAGCGGCGGTTATATCCGGGCTTTTTACTGTCTTTATTGAAAAAGAATCAAACGAAGACGGGGAGCCTGTAGGGTCAGGGATTGCAGAAGAAGACTTGATTGACGAAGACGACGAAAACAGCCTTGAACTGGGACCCGGCGCAATACTTGACCTTGCAGAAGGGGAAAAGGCGCACGACATAAACCCCGGAAGACCGAACAAAAATTTCAGCGGTTTTGTGGAAGCTATCTGCCGACAGATAGGCGCAGCACTTGAAATCCCGTATGAATTGCTTTTAAAGCATTTTACAAGTTCCTATTCTGCAAGCCGGGGAGCGTTAGAGGAAGCATGGAAAATGTTTAAAATGTACCGGGCATGGATGGCAAACGACTTTTGCCAGCCCGTATATGAAGAATGGCTTGCGGAAGCGGTAGCAAAAGGAAGGATAAATGCCCCCGGATTCTTCACAGACCCGTTGCGCCGGAAAGCGTACTGCAAAGCACAGTGGAACGGACCAGCACGGGGGCTTCTGAACCCGGTTCAGGAGGTAGGGGCAGCGGTAACAAGGGTTGAAAACGGATTTTCTACCCGCAGCGCAGAAACAATGGAGATGGCTGGCGGTGACTTTTACAGTAATTGCGAACAGCTAAAGCAGGAAGAAAAGAAGTTAAAGGAGGTAAAGAAAATTGTCAATGCAGGGGAACAAAAACCCGGAAGCGCAGCCGGGCAGCAGGGGAACGGGACAAAGCCCGGAGAACCAGCAGAACAGCAGGACGACAACGGGACAAAGCCCGGAGAGCCAGCCGAACAGAAAGACGGCGACGGGCAGCAGGGAGAAAAACCCGTTCGGAGTGACACAGAATAAATTCTGGGACTTTGTACCGGGGACGGCAACAAAGCCGCCTGAATTGCTTCTGTACGGGACTATCAGCAGCCAGCAGAGCTGGTGGGAAGACCGGGTAACGCCCGCACAGTTTAACAGGGAGCTTGCGGCATTGGGGGAAGATGTGCCGGAAATAGTAGTGCGCATTAACAGCCCCGGTGGTGATGTGTTCGCAGCAAACGCAATCTACACACGATTGAAGGACCATGACGCAAAAATCACGGTAAAGGTTGACGGGTGGGCGGCTTCTGCCGCCACGATTATCGCAATGGCGGGCGATACAATCAAGATACCGAGAAACGGCGTTTTCATGATACATGACCCGGCAATGACCGTCTGGGACACGTTCAGGGCAGAAGATTTTGAAAAGATGGCGCAGGAATTGAAAGTAATAAAACAGTCAATTATAAACGCCTATTCTGTAAAAACGGGAAAGACGGTTGATGAAATATCCGGCTTTATGTCAGATGAAACATGGTGGACGGGTGACGAAGCGGTGGAAAACGGCTTTTGTGATGAATTGATGTTTGAGGAAGCCCAGACGGTCATTGAAAACGCAGGAAGAATCATTGTCAATTCTGTACCGATTGACATGGGGAATTTCAAGACCGTTCCTAAAATGTTGCTAAACAGCCCGGCAGCAACGCCGGGAGGTTTACAAAACGGCAGACAGCCGGAAAATAAACCCAAAAAGGAGGAAAAAAAGATGGAACCGAAAGACACAATCACAACGATTGAAGCATTGAAAGCGGCATACCCCGACTTGACGGCAGCTATAGAAGACAACGCCCGGAAAGAGGAAAGAAACCGTATCAAGGCACTGGAAGACGCAGCGGTGGGAGGGTTTGAAAACATTGTGCATGAAGCAAAGTTTGTAAATCCTATTTCTGCCGGGGAAATGGCGTTGCAGATTGTAATGGAACAAAAGAAACAGGGCGGCGCATACCTGCAAAACAGGGAAGAAGACGTAACAAACAGCCACGTTTCTGATGTAGGCGCAGGCGCAAGCGAGAAGGGAAGCGAAGGGAAGGACCCCTTTAATGAAGCGATTGACCGCTTGTTTCCCGACGTGAAATAAAGGGAGGGACGACAATGGGAATGTACGAGATTGAAACAAGGACGTGTGAAGCAAAAAACTTTTTTGCTGGCGACTTCCAGACGCTGACAGAAAGCGGGACGGCAGGTGGTGAGCTTGCAGAACATATGCCCGTAGCGGAAGGCGCAGAAGGAAAGATTGTTGCGGTGACAGCAGAAACGGCAGCGAATGTTGTGGGAATTACAGCAGCAGCAGCGGCAGCAGATGAACCCGTTGTATATTACATGACGGGGGAATTTTTTCAGGAAGCATTGAACCTGCCGGACGGCGTAACAGTAGAAGACATAAAAGGACCACTGCGGAAAATGTCAATTTTCCTGCGGAAGTTAGGTTAAAAGGGAGGATAAAAAGATGGCAAATGAAACAGTAAGCATTTATGAACCACGGACAATGGGGCGTGTAGTTTCCAAAATGCCCCCCGTGCATACGTTTTTCAGAAGCACTTTCTTCAAACATGAAGAAACTTTTGTAACAGAAGAGGTTGACGTGGACTTTGTAAAGGGTTCCCGTAAGGTTGCGCCGTATGTACACAGACTTATCGGCGGGAAGACCGTGGCAAACACCGGGTACGAAACAAAGAGCTATAAACCGCCTTTAGTTGCGCCTGATAAAATTACAACGGTTGACAATCTGCTAAAGCGGCAGCCGGGGGAAAGCATTGTTTCAGGAAGGACCCCTGCGGAACGTGCAGTTCTGAAAATGTCAAGTGATTTTGTGGAGCTGCGGGAAATGATTACACGCCGGGAAGAGCTGATGTGCGTACAGTCTATCTTTATGGGGAAAATCCCGATTATTGGGGAAGGGCTGAACGAAGTAATTGACTTCAAGTTTACGAACCGGGAAGAAATCACGACAGCAACAAAGAAGTGGACAAATGCAGCGTCGGACCCGATAGCAGATTTAAAGAGGTGGCACAAGAAAGTACAGCAGACAGGGTTCACAAACTGCGATATGTGTATTATGTCAGATGATGTTGCAGCGGCATTTATAAAGCATGAAAAGGTGAAAGACCTGCTGGACGTGAAAAACTACCATCTTGCCGTCATTCAGCCCCGGCAGCTTCCGAACGGTGTAACCTATATCGGAACCATTCACGAATTAGGGCTTGACATTTACACATACAACGAATGGTATCTTGACGACTGGACAGACCCGGACCCGAAGAAAGCGACGGAAAAGCCGCTTGTCCCGGAAGGTGAGCTTGTACTTATCAGCAGCAATGCAAACTATTCCATGTATTACGGCGCAATAACTTTGATTGATGAAAATACAAAAGAGTTCCGCACGGTAGAAGGAAAATATGTGCCTGATACATGGGTAAAAAGAAAACCCGCCAGAAGGTTCCTGCAATTATCTTCTGCCCCACTGTCCGTGCCGCATGACGTAGACAGTTGGTTTGTGGCAAAGGTACTGTAATGGATTTTAAAGCGCAGATAATAGAAGACCTGAAAACATTCCATAACCCCGGAGAGTTTGCGGAAATAATGCGCATATGGTACGACGGGCAGCAGTACGAAGTCCCCGCCGTGCTTGACCACCTGACGGGGACAGACAGGCAGAAGCCGGGCGGCGATAATGCAGAGGGGATATATAGAGCAGAAGCAATGCTTTATATATCCCATGCAGATATGGGCATTGTGCCGAAAAAAGGGCATGAAATCGAGATAGAGGAAGCCGGGGCGGTAAGTCTTTATACGATTGAGAAAAGCGACTATGAAGCCGGGGAAATTGTGCTTGAACTGGGGGCGTATACAGAATGATTGAAATATCAGCGGAAGCGATAGAACGGGTGGAGCGTATTCTGGCAGGCGTTCCAAAAGGTGCGGAACGTGCGCTGTCAAACGCAATAAACCGGGGACTGTCACGGGTGAAGACCGGGGCGAAAAAACGGGTGAAAGAAGTGTATACAGTGCAGAGCAGCGCATTTACAGCGGCGGCAAATATGCAGGTAAGCAAGGCAAGCACAAGCAATTTGGCAGGCGTTGTGACTTTTGCGGGCTGCAAGATACCGTTATACAAATTTCAGGTAACGCCGAAAGCCCCCGGAGTAGGAAGACGGGTAAAAGCAGCAGTAAAAAAGGGCGGCGGCACACAGTTTGAAGAAGCGTTCATTGCAAACATGAGGCACGGAACGGGAGTTTTTGAGCGTGAAACGCCGCAAAGGTTCCCTGTAGATGAACTGATGGGGCTTTCAGCGGCGCAGATGGTAGGAAATGAAAGGATTGTTCAGGAACTACAGGAAGAAGCGCAGGAAGTCATAAACGA